TTACCTTCAGTGCTGTTACTATTGTTACTTGCACTCATAGCTTACAATCCTTCTTTCTTTGCGCGTTGCTTAGCAAGTATAGCTTCAAGTCTTTGCTTAGCACTAAGTGGAGCAGCTTGGTCTGCTAGTTCTATCTCAGCTGATACAGCAGCTACTACTGGGTCTTGTCTACGTACTGCTAGTGCTTCAATAGCGGCATCACCTTGAGTTAGTTTAGGTGTAAGCTGTGTAAGTGGTGTAAGTACCGCATCAACTACTGCTTGTACTTCTTGTTCTGTAGCTAGTGGTATCTCACGAACTATAGGTATCTCACGCATTGTACCTGATAACTTAAGTACTTCCATACCAGCTCCAGCTACAGGCGGTACATGAACAGCTCCAGTACCAGTAAATACTTCTAGTAACGTAGGTACTTTCATATCATCTAGTACTTGACCAGTTCTACTGCCTGTAATTACCCCATTTATACTGGTTGTAGTACTACTGAATATGTGTTTCTTGTTCTTAACATCGCAGTACACGATGGTATCGAAGTACTTAGCAGTATTACGACTTGACTTACTAGAGCCTGAGACTGGTACTATCTTCTTTCTACCATCCTCCATTTCTACTTCCTCTTCGTGAGTAATACATACTATATTAAACCCTGCTGCTTGCACTTGACTTAGGAACTTATCTACCAGTACCCGTAAGTTACCCCAGTCATCTAGCTGGAGCTTATAATCTTCAGGTTGGTTCTTAGTGATATGGCTAATGAAGCTATTAGTAAGCTGTGTTAGTGAGTCAAATACTACGATGGTATCTGCGCCAAGAATACCCAGTTCCACTTCCTCGCTAGGTTTATTATCCTTCTTGCATGTAAGACAACTTACCTTACCATGCTCCTCACAGATAGCTACTTTACTTCCCTTGATAACCTTACTCCAAGTCTCAGCTGCAATAGGAAACACACGACTATCAGGCACACTGATAATATCAATACGTTCTTGCCATGCTGTAGGTAACTTAAGTAATGTACTCCAACCTTGTTCACAGTCAAACCATAGTAAGTTAAACTTCTCTGCAAGTTCTCCTACTAACTGTGTCTTACCTGACTTAGGTGCGCCATATACTAGCACACGTTGAGTTGTTACTGCCTTCTTATCTGTTAGTCTCATTATGCTCTACCTAGTTGTGAGTCTATTAACATAGCAAGTGTTACTTCTATGCTATACGTTGGTTCTGGTGGTGCTACTTCTCCATCCATGTAGTAAGTTGGTGGACTTATAAGTCTACTGGTATCCATGCTACAACTATCATAATACTCACATGCACGAAAGTAGTTAAAGCAACTTTCACCGTACTGAGGGTACACGCCTGTGTTCTCATACTTCTCTATTAGTTCTATATCGAATAGTAGTTGTTGTATCCACATAGCACGTTGGGTGTATGACTTACTAAACATCATAAGTTCATACTCTCGAGACTTAGATTTATATATCAGGTACAACACTTTGTAACTACTAGCATGGGGAGCCATTGCATCCAGTACTATGCTGTATCCTATAGCCTGACTAGAGTTCTTATAGCTAGCTTCATTAACAGCGTACTGTCCAGTAGTCTTAAGTTCTAATACCATTAGCTCACCTGTTACTGAGTGCTTAAGTACAGCATCTACGAAGCCAATGTAAGTAAAACCATCAGGTAGTTCTATTCTGAAACTTAGCTCTACTGCTGGCTTAGTGTTACCATCAACTTCTGTCGTATACGCTAGTTCATACTCTCGTATCTCAGTATTAGCTGCTACTTGTGCAAACTTACTTACTGCGTAACAAGCATTGAAGAAGTCCTTATTAGTACGTGCTTCTTCGCCTAGTAAGTCAGCATCCCACGCAAGGAACATACGCCAGTAAGTGTACTCAGTAGTATCACCTTCTATAACGCTTTGAATACCCTCACCTACGGCATGACCATAAGCAAAGGTTACATTTTCTTCTCGTACTGGTTGTTCAGCACCAAGTTTATATAGTTGGTACTTACGTGGACAACTATGTAGTGTTAGTGTACTGCTGTAACTTAATCTTTGTAAGCGGGAATCCATTATAAACCTCCATTAATATTAGAATCATATATAACCATAGCTAGTATGCTCTTAAGCCTAGCAAGGCTAATACTCATGTAGCATCTATAGTGCATATTTATGTGTCCAGCAAGTAGCTGGAAGTCATACTGTGTAATGTATAGGTACTTAGCATCTGGTACACCTTCACAAGTAATGCACTCATACCTTAATATACTACCCGTGCTATTGACAGCATTACCACATACACAGCTATCAGGATAGCTAGTTGTGGGATAGCGGGCAAGTACATCTGTTACCTCTCTCTCAGTTACGAAAGGATAGAACCAGCAGTTAAGTACCTGCTCTATCCCTGCATGATTGTTAATGTACAGCTCATGGTGCTGTTGGTAATACAGTGCTAGGCATATGTATAGGCATTGTTCTACATTAGTACGATTAGTTATACCGCTACTAAGCATATGACCAGTACTTCCACCATCACCACAACTACACATATCTAATGTACCCAGTTATCTTGACGTACTTGATGAGCTACAATTACTGCATCCATTATTTCAGTTGTAATGTAATCAAGTATATCATCAGTAGTTAATAGGTCACAGTTATGTAATGTAATATCCTTAGTGAATTCTATAAGGTTACTTTTAAAATGCGCAGATACTATGCGAGTATTAGAGTCTATACTTCCAACTACTACTGCTGGTGTATGTAACCTAAGAGTGCAAGTACCACCGTAAGCTTTTGTACTACCAAGTGTACGCATAACAGTAGCCATTAGATATCATCCAGTGTCATGTGTTTAAGTGCCTTCTTAGGCTTAGTCTTAGCTACTGTATCAGCTATAACAGTCTGAGTTTGTTTCATTAAGCCACGTACTATTATACTTACTTCTTCAGGTGTAAGTAACGTAACAATCTCCGCATCAGCTCGTAATGCAGTATGTATAGTACGTAACATAGTAGGCATCATAGGATTAGATGCTAACAGTGCTTCCTGTAGCTCTAGTATTTTCTCACGTACTTCAGTTGCTTGGTTAAGTGCCATGTTTATTACTCCGCTTGTTGTCTAAACTTGTGGAAGTTCTCTGCACTACAGGCTTCTACTAAGTACTTCTTCCAAGGTGTTACTCTTGGACTTGCATTAGTAGCGTTAGCTATATCAGTGCTTGCCTTAATACGTTCCTTAGCTACGATACTTTCAAGTTTCCTTAGTAGTATGTACTGAGGTATCTCAATTGTATCATCACCTTCTCTGTTAGCTCCTAAGTTACTTACATAGTATTTAGGAAACCAAGCTTCTCTGTTATGGTAATCAAGTAACAAGACTAATATAGCGTTGTCTGTCTGTTTGATAACCTGTACAGTAACAGTTATCTTAGGGTGGGTTATGTTAGATATATTCATTAGTATCTCTCTTAGCTGTTATGGCTGGTTAGTATCAGTTATGTTTACAGGTTGTTACAGTGTTACGATGTTAGTGTTATTGCAGCAACCTATAGTCCTATTGCTTTGTTTCTACGTAAGTTCTCACGCATAGTAAAGTACTTACTCGCATCTATCAGTTCAAACGTTACTGCATCCCTACCTATTGTTGTATATAATACCTTAGCCTCACCATTACAGCTAGTTCCAGTATCGGTGCGCAAAGTACATTCTATCTTATAAGCTATATCTTGGTACTTCGCCTTAATAACACCTCGTTTAATACTAGCAATGTCTTCAGGTATAGCTACTATAGCGCATATACCATCTTTCTTAAGTGCATCCCAAATGGGCTTGTACTTATCAAGTCTTTTAGCTGCCATGTTAGTTCCTTACCTTGTTACTACTGTTAATATTAAAAGAGTACCTATCAGGATACCCGTTGGAATTTAAGTAAATAAAAAACCTAGATAGTTGTAAGTTATCTAGGTCTTTCATTAGTTGTTGGTTAGTAGGTTACACAGCTGTATCTAACCAAGCGTAGTAACCAAGCTAACCGTACTACTTACAAGTTTTTCAACAAGTCTTCGTCAGTAGCAGACAACAACGCTTCAGCTTTAGAAGTCAGTGCTTCAAAGCAGTCTGCGAAGTCTTCAGCATTAGTAGTATTAGCAAACCAAACTGACAACTGGTCAAGTAAGTACTTAAGTACTGGCTTGTTAGTTTTGCAAGACTGAAACTTACCAAGCAGTATCTTAACAGCGTTAGCTGTTTGTTCCAGAGTACGACCATTAAGAGCTGGCATAACAGTAAGATAGTCCTTACCAAAGGCTTCCCATACATCCTTAGCAATACCACCGCCCTTACGTTCAGCTTTAGGAATAGCAGAGATAGCTTCCCAAGTAATAGCAGCAGTATCAAGTAACTCAGGAGTAAATGCTTCGTTGTCATCTACTTGCCCACGTGCTTGAGCAATTATAACATCACTAAGAGTACTTAGTACTAAGTCCAGTTGCTTGCCACCAATTTCAATTATGTTAATAAGACCAGTCAGTGTTAGTACTGGAATCTCAACTTCAATAGAAGGTCTTTTAGTACCCAGTTCTGGGTTTTTACGAAAGTTAAACTTAACAGTTTGCTTAGCATAGCCAGCAGAAGAAGTAGCAAGGTCACGTAACTTAGCTGATTCAGCAGCTAGAGTTTCATAGTTGTCAATTGGTGTTGCTGTGTTAGTATCCATAATAGTCTCGGTAGTGGTTGTGTTTGATACAGTAGTATCGTTTGGAATAGTAGCTTGTGCTACTGTCTTATTGCTTGGAGGTAACGTAGTAGTTTGGTTAGTACTGGTATTATTACCACCCTTACCATTCTTATCCTTATTACCACCAAATAAACTCTTAAACTCGGCCATACTGTACTCCTATAATTATAGTGTAGTTAGTAGGTGGTACTTAGTACCTGATACCTAGCTAACTGGTTCTCTTTAAAGAGTGGATAGTATAGTGTAAGTACGGCCGAGTTGTCAAGCGGTTTTTTTGTTAGTACCTAGAGTTATGGAAACACTCTAAGTACGCGTGCTTGTTCAGTGTTAAGTTTAGCAGTTGTTACCATATTACAGTAAGCTTGTTCAGCTACAGGGTACAGCATGTTAGCTCCTACTATCTCATCACCACCAATAGCAAGTGCCATAGTAGCACCAGCTTCGTTATCAGTCCAAGTAGTAGTTACAGCTTCCATAGTCATAGTATCTACTATAGTTACCATCCAGTGAGTAGTACCACGTACCATGTATATACGAGTATCTTCTAGTTCTACTTCTATCTTAATCATTAGTTACTTCCTTTGTTGTTATCAGGTAAGATTACTATCTCACCACCATCAGCTACTAACTGAGCCTCAGCCCATTGTACAGTTTTAGCTGGGTTAGCGATGTACATACTTGCTACTATAGTATATAATGGCTCAGGTACTACAGAGCTAATTAACTTAGCTATAATTTTTCTTGGTATGTTATCAGTGTTATTA